CTGCGTTGTGTACTTTTCACAAACCAATGGAGGATCAGGGAGAGAATGGAGGATTTCCCCGATTTCGATGGCGAATGCGATGGCGGATTTGTCGCCGATTCAATGGCGGTTCAGGGGTCGTGCATACCGGCTGCAGAGGCACTGAAACCGTCTCGCATTTAGATATAATACCCCTCCGAGTACTCCGAGAGCTTCAGCTCCATCCGATCCTCCTGATCATGGCTGACATCCTCGATGCGGAAGAGCTTCGCGCTCCAGCTAGGCTGGCTGCTGTGCGTAACGTCCACGACGTCGCCTGGCTCGAGCGCCAGGCCTTGGATAGCCGTCTTGAATGAGCAGGCCCAGCGCGTCCTGACTTCCTGCCCTAGAATCGTCGCCGCCAGGCGTTCTGCCTGACTGATGGCTGTCACGGCAGGGAACTTCAGATTCTCCTCCACTATGCCATTGTTACCCGCCCTCGATGCCCGCTGAAGCTGGTCCTCCCGATCGTCTACGATGACCTCCCCCTCCGCGTTGAGGGTGTCCTCAGAATGGAACATGGCGTGGATCCGGTTCGCTCGCTCACCCCTGTCCAACAGCTCAGCCATGAAGCTCTCCGCGATGATGTGGCTCTCGGTGAAGCTGAAGACGCTGGTGCCACTTTTCCTCGGCCGAAGGACGAACTTCCCATCGCTCACCAACAGGTAGCTGAAGCTCCCGTCCAGGACCGCGCGGATGTGCTCCTGTATGGGCTTCCGGAAGTCTATCGCGTAGTTGGTCTGGTAGCGGGGGCCGATGGCGAGCCCCGTCTGGCCGGTACCGGCGAGCTGCTCATCATAATAATCGCGGGCGGTGACAAAGGAGGCCCAGTTCAGCCGCTCAGCGCTGAAGCCCTTACCCCGGCCCGATTCCGTGAGGAGATAGGCGATGTGCGAGGCCGGGTTCTGAGTCCATGCCCTCGGATAGTATGTGTATGTGATGGTGATCGTCGCCCCGCTCGCCGGCGCCGTCATGAACTCCACGTAGCCCTTCAACTTGTTCAGTCGATAGATATTGCCCGCTTGATTTCCAGCAGCCAATTCGGTGTGGCTCGTCGCATCGACTGTGAGCGAACTGACGGAGATGATGTCATCAAATGCCAGCTTGAACCTCGTCTTGTAGCCGTCCGCGCCCGTGAGGCCCTCGGCGGTGGCAGTGCTCAACGTGAACCCATTGGAGTCGAATGGCCGGCATTTCCTGCCCTTGATTCGGCTCGTGAGGTTGAAGGTGTTCCATTTTGTGGTGTCAAACAGCCGGAACACCAGGTAGGCGCACCCACTCAACCCATAGACCGGGAAGGTCCGATCGTAGCTGGCCCGGATATCCGCCGGCACAGAAATGTCGTGGGTGCCGGGGTAAATCGTCAGCGTTGGGACTTTGGTGTTTGAGCCAATCACGCCATTGACTGCCGCCGACACGGTCTGAGTAGGGTTGGGCTGAATGCCAGTCAATTCCGATGAGCTGTAAAACTTCGGGTCCTGGTAGCTCACGCCGTTGAGCTTCAATCCGTCCATTGAATCGATCTCTTCAAACGGAGCTGAGCCAAGCACCACGATCTTGTTGAATACCTGATCTGTCGGGTCCGACACGTCATTCGTCCAGTCCTGAAGCTGGTTGTAGATGGAGTTGCCGGCGAGGACGACCTTGCCAATGGGATCGGCTAATGGGATTTCTGGTGATGCCTGTGTTGCGAGCGCGTCTTGTGCATATCGCCCATACTTATTGCCAATCCGGCTCAACTTCGGCTTCGGGGTCAGCAGGGCGCCAGCGACGGACAGCACAACTGCTATGACCAAACCGATCCAGAATCCAGGATCACCAAGCTTCTTGTCCTGGAGCGCACGAAGTAATCGATCGGTTTCCTCGGGTGCAATTGCACCCGCCGGCACCAATCCGAGCCGCTCCAATAGAGTGAGGCCATTGTCGATCCTGGAAGCATGGCCACGGACAATGTGCAGATAGCGATTATGGCCGAGGTAAACGGCCGCATGACAGACCTGGCGAGTTTTGAATTTCGCGAAGAACATCACATCTCCCCGTTCGAGATCCCGATTGAGAAAGCGCGCATCGCCTAGAACCTCATCCGCCGTTTGGTTTGATGCCGGCGCCGGCGCATCGATACCTGCCTGCTCCTTCAGCCAAAGCAGCGCCAGCCCGCGGCAATCCAGCCCAGCACGATCCAACCCCCCGCTCTTCCATGGGATGCCGATATATTGCTCGTCCCTGTTCATCGGATCACCGTTTGACCGGGGAGCTCAAGGAATCCTCCAAAGTTCTCCACATTCAATCGTTCTGCACAGGCGTTAAACGTCCTGTTGCATCCGCGTTCGATCACGAAGGTGTCCCCACTCGCTGGCGCCGCCGGCAGGGCATCACAGCGGATCTCGCCTGAGTAGGACTCCAGTATCCTGCGCGCGACTCCCCGCAGCGCCGTCGTGCTCGTCGCATCATCAAACCGTATCTGGCCAGCCGCCCACCAATGCCGTTTGGTTTCGAATGCCTGGACGTTGTCGAACATGGTATAGCGCAGCGTCTCAGCCCATCGACTGCGCACAATGATCCGCCAATATCGGGCTGTCTGAGCATTCGGAGTCAGGACCTCGAAATACTCACCCCCACGCGGCGGGCATTCATAGAAAGTCTCATGGCGGTATGAATCCACCGTTACCGACGTGCCGTTGCTGGTGAGATCAATCGCCGCGCCTCCGGCCGTCGCGGACACCTTGAAATCATTCGTCGTTTGATCCCGCACATAGTAGGGCACACCGGCCGAGAGACCGGTGGGAACGGCCGTGCCTCCAAAGACCACCGCATCTCCCCAAGCGAGACCATGCGAACTCAACGTGACACGATCCGTTGCTGACGATGCGGTGACTGCCTGAGTCTCGTACTTTTTCGAGAAGATCGAGATCAGCCGAACCATCTCCTCTACCCGCAGGCTGCTTGGGAGCTTGATCCGCCAAAGCGTCGGTGTCCTGGTGGTGCCAAAGTCAATCCTCAGATTCGGCCGCAGGATCGGATTCTTGAGACCAGCCCGGTTTTCAGGGATAACCCAGAAGCCTTCCACCAGAGTTCCCCAATCCGCCGAGTCATTGAAAGCCCAGTAGCCCGTGTTGCTGCGCTTGACCTGGTATGCCTGGTAGCTCAATTCCGTGGTTACCGTAACTCCTGAGCCAGCACTGCTCGCACTCAGAGCAGCCCCACCCCTGGTAGTCGAAATATAGAATCCAAAGCTGTTTGGCATCCGCACCCAATACCAGACCCCTGCAGAGATCCCCCCCGGCATCGTTCCGGCGAACATGACACGATCATTCTCCGTGAGCGTGTTACTGATCGCAAACGTGAGTGGGCTGAGATCGAACACAATTACTGATGCACCGCTAAAACCGCCCTTGTCTGAACTCGCCGTGATATTCCCGTCCGCCAGCGCATCGATCAGGTCCGTCCCCACCGGTGAGGTTGAATCGATTGTGACCGAGGTCCCGGCGCTGGTCAGATCGACGGCCGAACCCTGCTCGGTGAGGCTGACCTGGAAATCGTTCGTGTTGACGCTCACCACCCAGTACCAGATGCCGGCCGTGAGGCCACCAGGCACCGCCGTCCCGCCAACTCTCACCCGATCATTGTCTGTGAGTCCATGTGCGGTGAGCGTAATCCGGTCTGTGCCGGAGTTGGCTGTCACTGCCTGGCCGATGTAGCCTGGAGTCGATGTGTCCTCAGTGAGTCCAGAGGACTTCACACGGGTCGTTGTGCTAACGGATCCGCAGGTCTTGCTTTTGTAGTGCGCGGCCAGGAACCGGTGTTGAGTGCATTGATCGTCACCCCAGTTGAACCTACAATTGGTGTGCATGTTCTCCCGCGGTGCGATGGTGGAGAGATTTCCCATGTCGCTCGATGAGGAGAACTCGATCGTGCGCAGCGTAATCTTCGCTGAATCGATCAACCCTGAGAAGATTGTCACGCAGTCGGAGGATGTGGGGCTCGTGATGGTGGTCGATACCTTTCGGATGATCACAGGCACATCCTGCCAATCCACCGTCGCCAGCATCGTCGCCCACTCAGCGGTCACATTGCTCGCAATGATCCGCAGTTTGTCATTCGCGTCCCTGGACGAGGAGTTGACCGCCTCGCGGCGGATTGGCCATTCGGAATAGGTCTGCGCGGAGTTTCGGGTCCCGCTGGCCTCCGGGTCTGTCCCGGGGGCGAAGAAGCTCATTCCGCCCGGCAGATTCGTGAGTCGGATGATGCTGGTGGATCCAAACGGCGTCGTGATCGAGGACTTCAGGTAGAAGTCATAAACCTCAGCCCAGCCGGATTGCTCGGCGTCCTTCTGCGTTGTGATCGGCGAGGAGAGCGTCTTCATTCACGGCACCAATGCCAGCCCGTACTGGTAGGCGAAGAGGTTGTGCAGGGCTTTAATCTGTGTGGTGGTGAGCGCAGCGTTGAACACAAGGATCTGTGCGACGTAGCCACTGTAGCCCGCGGTCCCATCGCTGGCGGCGCCGATCGACGCCGGCCCGGCTACGTAGCTTCGTGTCATGCTCTCGGGGCCAAGAGCGACCGCGTTCACCCGCATGTTCGCCGTGTTCGAGCTTGCACTCCACACCACCGCAAGTGACCGATAAGTTGACACCGGTGAGTTTGCCTGGATTGTGGTGGACCATGCCTCCGATCCCCCGATGTAGGGGGCGAAGTTGTTCGCCGCCGTGAGTTGAATCCCCAGCGTTTGCCCCGTGCCTTTTGTTCCCACACTGAAGAGTACACGCTGCGCAGCGCTCGATGCGGCCTTGCAGATCAGGAAGATCGTGCAGGCTGGTTGGGTGCCGGAGATGTTGAAGTTCCCGGCCGTCTTCGCCCACTGCGTCGCGTTGAAGAAGTAATCCTGCCACTGACCGTAGATGTTGTTCGGGATAAGATTGCCAGCCTGCCAGACGCCTGCGTTTCCGTTGCCAGAGTGATCATAGACATCGAATGTGTTGTACTGGACCCCAAGGTGTTCGTAGTAGATCTCGCGATTCGCATCCCACCAAAGAAGGGGCTCGCTCCACAGCGGAGGGATAGCAGCGATCGCCTCATAGATGTCCAGGATATCGGGGTTCTGCCGGACAGGCGCCGCCTCCTCGAGGTCAAAGCCCACGTCGAAAGTGTTCGGATTCGATTTCGAATGATCCAGCGGCCCAGCGTACCGGGCCTTGATGTTCCCTCCGCGGTTTACGTTGTCGCGGAACCAGAAATAGTCGTATTGACCGTCCCGCTTCGCGTGGAACCCTTTCAGCCAGGCGAATTCCTCCGAAGTCAGCGGCGCGTGCTGCACACCCAGCCGGCGTTTGAGATTCTGCGCGCTCCAGAGCCGGCGCGTATTCACATTGCCGGCTTCGAACTCATCCGAGAGCACGCGGGAGAAGTTCTGGGCCCGGACCGATCGAACCAACCCGACTGGATAGAAAACATCGCTCATGCCGAGAGCCCCTTCACCTTGCGGCTGAGTGTGCTGTCCTGATCGAGTTGCTGAGTCACCGTGACCACGGCCGCGTCCCTGCTCTGCTCAACAATCGAGGCCGTCAACCCCGGGCTTAATCGCACTTCCACCACGGTTTTCCCGCCACCGAAACGCTCTTGCAACTGGTTTGCATCAGCGATGGCTAGCCGGTTCACGCCGGCGTTGCCGACTGCCGCCTGGACACCGCCAAGATCCATCATCCTCGGCCGGGCCAGCACGGTGAGCATCTCCGCTCCGGCCTCACCAGCGATTACGTTGAACTTCGGAAGAAATGTAGGCTGGCTGACAGTTTGAATTCCGTTCGCGGCGAAACTAATGCCGCCCTGGGCGCGCCCGCTGGCGACCCCAGTCAGTGACGTCGCGAGCTGGATGGATGAACTGCTCCCGCCCCCGATCCCACTGATTGCGGAGAAGATCGCCTTCAGGATGATCGCCTGGAGGATAGCGGCCGCCATCTGCTTGAAGAACTGTGAGAAGAATTCCCGCATCGCATCCTTCCCGCCGGAAAGTGCATTGACGATGGCCCCGGAGAAGCCTGATGCGAAAGATTGCACACCCTCAACTGCCACTCTGAAGAAAGCAGTCTGTTGGAGGCGGGCGAGTTGAAGTTGCTCCTGCTGATTCTTTACCGCAGCGTTCAGTTTATTCTGAAGGTCAACCGCCTCATTGTCGAGCAGAAGGCCGTTCGCCTTGAGTTGGTTGAGATCTCGTTGAGCATTTGCGGCTTCGATATCGAGCTGTGCCTGCCTCGCATCCAGTTCCGTGGACGCTGACTTAATCTCCAATTGTTGGCGGACATTATCGAGGGCAGCATTGCTCTGGGCGACAGTGGCCTCCTCCACCTTCTCATATTCTGCCTGCAGGTTGGCACCGGATTGCTTCTCGACGAGCTCAATGTCTTTGAGGCGGGCCTGGTGAATATCCTGAATCACCTGTATCTGACGCGCCAATCCGGAGAGGGTCTCCTGATTCGCACTGACCGCAATATCTGCCACCGCTTCGTGAGCCTCTTTGAGGTTGAGCAGCTTGTCTCCCACCGCCTTCAGTGCCAGGAATTCCTTGTCCGTCTCGCCACGGAGTTTGATGGTGGCCATCAGCTCACGTTCCAGGTTTGCGGCGCCGGCCGCGCTCAATTCATTCTTGGCTAGTCCGGAGGCGATCTGTTGTTTGATCGTCTGAAAGAGTCGCTCATTTCCACCGGCCAAAGCCGCGGCGGTGGTGGATTTCACCGTCTCAGCGTTGAGCAGCTTGATTCCCTGGTAAGCAGTCACAGCAGCGACGCCGATCGCGGCGAGCCCTGTGGCTGCTGTCGTCAATCCCATTCCCAGCGCCGCCGCGCTTCCCCTGGTCAAATCCATCGTGCTCTTAAACAGGATCCCAGCCTGCGCGGCCTGAGGAAATGCGGTGAGCGCGATGATCGAGAGTGCATTCTTGATATCCCGCGTGCCGGCCTTTACTGCGGTGGAGCTCGCAACCGCACCGGTGGCGATGGTCGCGTTGGTCGCCGTGCTCGCCGCCTCGACCTTCTCGAAGTCGGCAATAGCCTGTGTCGCACCGTCTCCCTGTTTCAGGACCTCGACGATGTATTGGACCTTGTCGTTAGCCATTTGAGATTTGAGATTCCAGCACCCACTCGCGGTCCTCCGGACTCATCCGTTTGAGCACGCGCTCCAGGCTGGGTGGTTCCCAGGCCGGCTTCGTCGCCACATGCGCTAACATGAATTCCTTCATCATGCGTTCACGCTCTTCGATGGATCGTTCCAGGTCTTTCGCGCCCCACTGTGCCACGGCCGGGAGCACCGCTGATCGCATCTCGGCGAGACACACCAGATCGTGCATCATTAGGAAACAAGGCAGTGACCATTGCGCTATCTCTCCGGAGCTGTAGCCGGCTCGGACGAGGGTGACTTCCGCCCTAAGTTCTGCAAACTCGTCATCGCCAGATCCATTGCCTCCAGAATTTTTTTTTGCGTCGCGTTCCCGAATGCCAGGCAGAGAGCCGTTGCGCTCAGCATCGCCTCGCAATCCATGTCCAAGCTCTGCACGAACTCCGCTGAGGCGTAGCGCTCCGGCAGACATGCGAGCAGCACTGGCAGGAAGGCTTCGCGGTCTCCGGCATTCAGAAGCGCTTGAACCTCGAGCCGGAGTTCCTTCGCGCGCCATCGTGGCGGCGCCGTCAGCAGAATCTCCGCGGGTTCACCCGGCCTGGGCTCTCCGGCGTGGTATTCCAGCGGCAGAGACTTGAATCCCGCGCGATGCTCCTCCGGTGTGACGAGCGGTTGCATCTGGTCCCTCAACCGAGTCACCGGAAGGTGAGTGTCAGCGCGCCTGGTGTACCCAGGCCGGCTCGTACAATGTTGAAATCGATGCTGTGGATACGGATATTATTGCGGTCAGCGTAGTTCACCGATTTCATTTCAGCGAACGCGGACACCACAAGCCCGTTGCCGGAGTTCGACGAAGCTCCTGCCGTGTATGGCGTCGCGATGCTGATTGCCCTCACGGTGCTCGCACGCCAATCCGCCCAGAACGGATTTGTGGCTTCGGTATCCGCCTCGGGATCAATCGACCCCTTAGAATCGTTGTCAGTGATGACGAAGCCGGCGATGCCTGTGCCGTCCGTCGGATCCGGGCGCACCGCGATGACGTTTCCAAGATCGAATCGCGCCTGTGAGATAACTGGTTGAAACGCTCCGATGGTGACCGCTCCAGCCTCGAAGATCGGCGGCTTCGTGGACACCCACGCTGACGTCGTAGGGAACGTGGTATCCGCGGCCACGATATATTTCCCGCGCACTGTGAAGTCGATGTAGATCATGTCCCCGGCGCCGGCGACGACCGAGAAGTCCACTTTCCCACCGACCAGTTTGTGCAGCTTTTTCTGGCTCCACCAGTAACAGGTAACACTCGGTCCGGAATTCAACTGAATCGAGTCCACGTAGCTCACATAACCATTGCGGCCGCCGCCTGATGCGGCGGTGTATGTCGCGGTCATGTTGGCTGCCAGGAGCAGTGGGTCGATCTCGACCTTGTTGGAGATTGATCCGGAGCTGATGTCTGCCGCGCTTCCATCTGTGCGATTGCCCCGGGCCTCATATCGGAACTTCAGGGTCACGTTCGGCATACTGTTGAATCCGGCCAGGTTGCCGAGGAGTCCATCGAGTGGTTTTCGCGCGATCGCGGTGGCGTCCACCTTCCAATCCAGAGTGTCTCGCGCCGTGGGGATCAGGTTCGATCCAACCGTGGGGACCGGATCGGTGCCGTAAGTGGTTTCCGCTTTGACGGCCAGCAGGCCGATTGCTCTGATTTCCATAATCTATTTGGGGTTGGTGTTCTTGGGTTGGCTATTGGCTGTCGGTGATTGGTTCTTCACCGGAACGTTCAGGGGGTTCTCTGCAAGAAAGCGTTTGATTGCGGGCTTCAGTTCCGGGTACCGGCTGCCGGCATCGGCGAAGTGTTGCTCCGTGAGCATGGCTGCCATCTCCGGCGCGACGGTCTTCAGTCGGAACACGTCCGAGACGTACGCCACCTGCGTGCCGTCGATCTTCGTCACGCTAAGGTCAGGGCCGATTTGAATCTTCATCTCAGTTTCTCCGCTTTGGTTAATAAGCGACCTCCGGTTGATAGAGCATGTGGCGGTATTGCACGCGCCAGGTGACAAGCAAGACGGCGCGGGGAGTGGAGATCGTGTCGATGAAGGATTCCACTTCGCGCTGATCCAGGATATCGGCAAGGCCGCCCAATTGGATATCCGCCTCCATGATCTTCGTCAGCTCGGTCACATACTCGTCAGCGAGATCCTCGAGCTGTCCGGTGCGCGGCGCCAGGAAAGAGAACTTGAACGTCACCCGGAATTGTTTTGTCCGGCCGCGATTATCGGTCGCGAGCGTGGAATCGTCGCCGGCGAAGAGCGTCAGGTTCGGCATCGCGTCCCGATGCTTGAGCGGATCGTTCACCCATTCCGGGTCATCCCGGAGCGTCAGTGTTTCCCTGAGTGGCTGCACCATCTCCACCAGGTAAGTACGGATCTGTTGGCGGATGGAGCTCATGTCGATTTTCCCCGCATTGCGGCCGAGATCTCCGCGTTCACCAACTCCCGTATCCTGGGGAGGACCTGGTAAAGCCCTGGACGAACGTACGGCCGGCCGGCGTAATTGATATTCCGTGAATGCGATCGCACCTGCTGGACCACGAAAGAGACTCCACGCTTCATTGCTGACCTGATGCTCTCGCGTTTGATCTGGATCACATTGCCAGCCAGATCCTGCTTCAACTGGCGCCGCCGACCTCCGGCCGTGGTCCAGTTGGAATCCTCGACGTGTCGCTCATGGGCCCGCACTTGGACCGTGCCTTTGAACCCAAACTCGTGATAGGCGCCGTAAACAACGTTCGTCCCGATCTGGCCGATCACGCCCTTCTCTGTGATCTTCACGTCGTGGCTGATTGAATTCCGCAGTCGGCCGGTAACCTCCCCGAGCCGCGACGGCCGTGGGCCCTGCAGGAACTCCGTCTGGATC